AATATATTTAGAGGAGTAGAGAATAAAGAGTATGCATATAAATGTAAGACATCAATAGCTAGAATGCATTGTGTATCAAGTGAATGTATTAAACGTAAATTAGGTATTGGTGCCAATGAGGCTTTACCAGAAGTTGGTAAATTATTAAAAGTTAATTCATATCCAGAACCATATTGGATTTTACCCATACAAGGTAAATCAATTAGATTATCAACAAAACAATTATACCAACAACAGCTATTAGGAGAGCAGTTATTAAATTTTGACATCGTATGGAGACCTTTGAAACCAACAAAAAGAGATCCAGATCCTTACAGAGATTGGTTAGATGAGTTAATATCTAACAAACAAGATATGGAAGGTTATGATGAACATGAGGAAAGGGAAGATATTTTTAATTCTAGAATGTCAAGATTTTTAGAAGATGTTGAAGACACTACAGAATTTGATCAAATTGATTCTGGTAACATATGGAAAGACCAATATGAGATGAGATTTAAATTAGAAACCTTTAGATCTTTTATGAAAAAAATGGGGTATAATTGGAATGAAAAAGAATGCACAAAATTTTTAGAAACTGGTGGAGCACAACCTAAGAAAAAGTTTCAAAATATTAGCAGTAGACATTGGGTTGTAAGTCTACCAAAACAAACAGAGCATAAAAATAAAGATGTCAAATTTATTAAACCGAAAGCTGCGTGGGAAGACAATTAAAATATTTGGTCCTCCAGGCACAGGTAAAACTGAAAATTTATTAAAACGTGTGGAGCGTTATTTAAAAAAAGGTTATTCTCCAGACGAAATATGTTACGTATCCTTCACTAACAAAGCTGTGAACGAGTGTGTAGCAAGAGTTAGAAAAAGATTTAAAGAATATGACGAAGATGATTTTAAGTATTTTAGAACATTACATTCTTTGGCTAGACAACAATTTGCAGAAATACCAGTATTAGATCCTAAAGCAGACATGCTGATGTTTCATACACAATATGGAACAATTAAAATTAATTTTAAAGAAGGCCATGATGATCAAAAAGTATATAACAATTGGTCTCTACAAATATATGACAGGGCAAGAAATATGAAAGTTGATCCTGTGTGGCTTTACAAACAACAATCTAGAAAGGCTGTAAGGCTGCAGCAGTTTAAATCTATAATTAATGGATATGAAGAATTTAAAACAATGGAATTAGAAAACGGACAACGAACACCAGACAGATTAGATTTTACCGACATGGTTGAAAGATACATAACTGATGGTTTGGTAATACCATTTAAAGTTTTAATGGTAGATGAAGCACAAGATCTTACTCCTTTACAATGGGACATGGTTGTGAAGATAGCTAAATTTGTAGATAGAGTTTACATAGCTGGAGACGATGATCAGGCCATATACGAGTGGAATGGTGCTGATGTAAACTTGTTTCAAACTTTTCCTGGTCGTG